GGCGTTCAAGCCGGGGAGGAGTTCTTTGAGTAGTTGTGCGCGTGAAATAGCCATTTGTCACTCCTTAGACGCCGGTGGCATTGAGATACTGATGACCACCAGCCTGACCAGTAGCACTTGGCGCATTCCACTTTACAACCACTTCGGGGTAACCGACAAAGGTCAGCGTCACGGTACCAGAAGCAGTAGCGTTAGCAGACAGAGTCAGCGAAGTACCCGAAATAGCAGAAACGGTAGTACCAGCAGCAATGCCAGTACCCGAAACAGCCATGAACTTCAGAACGTCAGCGTTAGCGGCGGACAGAGTTACTGCGGTGCTGCTATTGGTAGTAGTACCAGTAACAGTTGTCACGATTGCAGTATCAGGGACCACATCAATAACACGGAGGGGCAAAGTGTCGGTAGTTGCAGGGTCAGAAACGCCAGCAGCAGAGTCACCAGTGGTGGTGCTGCCAGTGTTGTCAACCATAGCAACGTTATTGCCGACAAAAGTGCGCGAAAAGGCAGCAATTGCAGTGGTGCCAGACACAACCGCAGCCTTGAACAGTGCATCCGGATCATCTTGGACAAAAGCCACGATGTCGTTTGCAACAGTGTTAGCAGGGTAGTACTGACGGAACACCTTACCGAACGTAGGATCGGTATAAGAGCAGCCAAGGAACACACCAACAGGGGTCATTGCGGCGTCGGGGGTGTCACGCTCCAGAGTGCCCGAAGAAACCAACTTAACAGTGTCACCATAAAAGATGTTCGTGTTGTAGTTGGAAGCGATGGGAATCTGACGTGTGGCACCGGCGAACACCTGACCGCCGATCAAATTGATCGGTAGAAGCCCGTAGGGCTTCGAAACGGTAGGATAAGACATTTTGTTACCTCACAAAAAGTTATTTGCCAGAACCGAATGACGTTTTGGATTTCTTCTCTGCAAAGAGAGGCATCCTCGGGTCATTCTCTCTCATAAAGTTGCTGTCTACAGCCTCCATATTGTCTTTGGTCACCTTGGCGTAGTAGTCACTACGCTGTTGAACAAATTCAGTAGGCATTTTGCAGAGCAACAACCCGGCGATCTCAATGTTGTCCTTAAAACGACTATTGGGATCGACTAGCAGTGAAAATTTGGGTTGCTCCTCCATACGAACTGGTTCCCAACCTTCTCGTGTTTTTGACGAGATATTGCGGGCATCAGCCTTATCGAGAGTAGAAACCCTCACCCATCGGTACGCATAACCCGGCTGCAAATCTGGTTGCGGCAAGGTTTCAGGGCGCATCCACTGCTTGGGGCGCTCTGCCGTACTACGGGTATCTAATTCGCGTGCAAGTCTAGTTTCAGCCATTTTAGTTCTCCAAAGTTTTTGCATATTCCCGGGCATATTGCTCGGGGGTCAATCCCAATTTCTTCGCAAGGTTTAGTTGCGATTGTTTCAGCACAATCCGCTTGGAAGACGTGCTTCGGGATGCCGGAGCAACCACTGTGGCGGGCTTACTTTCTGTGCGCGTAACGGGCTTGCCGCCCCCGTTAGTCGTTTGTGTTTCATTCTCCGAGATACCAAAGTACTCGGGGAATCGACGTCGCATTGTACTGTCAATGCGCTGCCAATAATCGTCGGTGCCGATAAACTGCTTACCATTCTCGCGTTCCAGTTTTTGATGGAACCCGAGGGCTAGTGCAGTCATCTCAGAGTCCGTTCCCCACCAAGGATTGCGCTCTTGCCACGCAAGTGTTTTAGAATCAGGAGTCGGAACTTGCACCCTCTCAGGTACATTATTTACCTCAACTTCGGGAGTTTGTAAAGGGGGTCGGTAATTATTTACCTGCTGCATCTTGAAACTAGCAGTGTTAAATTTTTCCTGCGCCGCCATAATTTGGTCGGCATCCCCAGCGTCGTAAGCCTCTTTGTAGGCCCGTTTCGCCATCTCCAGTTCAAGTTCTACTGCACCCTTTACGGTATCAATATAGGACTTTTCGCCCGCAGTGATCTGGGTCTTGAGGCGTTTATTTTCCTCAACCATCCGCTGCGTAATAGTGATTGCCTCTTGCTGCTCGCGCAGTGCAGCCTCTTTAGCACGACGTTCATCGTGCCAAACCTTCTTCATCTGCTTGAGGCGAATCTTTACTTTTTCCGAGTAATCCTCTAGTTCATCGTTTTCGAGTTCATCAACAATTTCTCTAGGGAGTGGCTCACGTACACGACCCGTTGACGGGTCGCGGTCCTCTTCAGGGGTATCGTCTACCACCTCAATTTCGGATTCCTGCTTTGAGGGTTTACCCTTAGTTTCGGAAGTTTGTACACCCTGTTCCTGACCTTCGATTTCAAACTCGAAGTCATCTTTTACTTCTGGGGGTTTAGGTAGAGGCATGGCTCACTCCTTATTTGCGCGAAATGCCGCGAGGGTCTTGAACAACCCCCTCGACACTGTCGTCGTTGATGATGCGGAACTCTTGTCCGTGAATTTTTAGTCTCGTGCCTGCATGGGGGCGGACCAGAATAAAGTCCCCCTCCTTGCACCAAGGACCACTTGGAAAACGCTTTTCGTCCTTAAAGCAATCTGGACCCAACTTCACTACAAATAACACCGTAGTCAGAAGTTCTTCGTGCTGTAGCGTAATGTCGGCTTTGACGATGCCACTTTCAAACTTTCCCTCAACCTCTGGGATTGCGCAGAGAATGCGATAGCCGGAAGGTTGGGGCAACTGCTTGGCCTTCTCTTCGGCGGAATCCGGTAGCACAGTTATGTTGTTTGGGTCGGTTGCGTCCTGCCCAATTAAAATTTCATTCATCTGAACTTTCCATCCTTTCTTTGGTTTCTAACAGCATGTTATTGGCGATAAGCAAGCCTCGGTACACACCGCACGCATGTTGGTACGCGCCGTGATCCGAAGCCTTGCCCATCACCAAATCTTCTTCAATGAGACGTTGTTCCTCACGTATCTTTTTTGAGAGATACGTCAAAAGGTCTTCACTCATTCATTCTCCTTTACGGGTGGTTGGGAACCTTGTTGCAATTCACGGGCAATCTCGATACCCATGCGCATGCCTTCTGCCTGTTGTTTTGAGGACAGGTTGGCTTTGTCAGCGGCAACTTTTGCCCCTGTTTGCATGCCTGCAATTTCTTTCTGCGACGCGATGCGTTCGCGCTCGACAGCCAGTTGGTCTTTCTTAGCCGCAGTATCAATAAGGAGTTTTTGCTTCTTGATCTCGGTTTCTTGTGCCTTGATCTGAAGTTCTGCTTGTTGCATCTGGACGATGGGGTCTTGCGCGGCTTGCTGGGCTTGCTCTTGCGCCATAGAGGCTTGGTTCTTCTGGAGCACTTGTTGAGCGGCAGCAGCAGCCAAACGAGAGATTTGCACTTCAGTCTCTTCGGACATCTCGGAGTCTGGAGCGGGGTAAGGCACACCAGCAGCCTCTTCGATCTGTTTGCGATACTCGAAGGCAAGGTGTTCTTGCATGTGTGCAGCCAAGGCTGACTGAATAGTCCGAGCGTTTGGACTCTGACCAATTAACTGCGCAATTTTTGGGTCTTGCGCAGCCGCCATGTGCACGGTGATGTGTGCTTGATGATCTTGGTAGATGAAGGCTTTGACTGGCTTGCCGTTAATCATGTCCATGTTCTCGGACACGGGATCACGGGGCTTAAAGTCTTCTTCCATCGGCACCAATTTTGCAGCGTTTTTAACGCCCAGCACTTCCAGCATCTGACGATGCAGGTAGGGCAAGTCGTAGATTTGCGGCGCAGACTGCGCCAGTTGGATTACTGCTTGGTACTGAACCACTTTCTGCGACATGGTCGCCGCGTTGGGGTCCGACACCGGAATGACTTCCACCAAGTCATAGTCAGACTTTTTAGCGCGAGGCGTGCCATCGAACGGCTCGTAATCGTACTCCTCGGGGGTGTAGTCACGAATGATGTTCTTGAGCAAGCGGAACTCTTGGCGCATCGCGTAGTGGATGCGAGCCTGCACAGCAGACATCACTTTTAGCGTGCGCTCAAGGATAGCCAGCGTTGTACCGACTGGAGCCTGAGCAGACATGTCGCTGACCTTCAAGTCAGCCGCAGCAGCAAAGCGTCGTCCCTCTTCTACGATGGTACCGAGCAACGAATACAAGACTTGTGACGGCTCCTTATACGGGAGCGTCATGATGTTGTCTTTGATGGTGCCGCTGGTTACATCGACGTCACGGAACTCCGCCGGAGCAATCGGCGTATCGTCGCCCTTGACCCGTAGACCCTTAGTTTTGAATCCGCCGGGTAGATTCGACAGAGTGCCAGCGTCAACAAGTTGGCGAATAATAGAAGTGCCAGACTTAGCAAAAGCGCCAATGAGGTGAATAAGACCAAAGGCATAGAAGCCAAAACCCGGAATGTATGGGTAATGGACGAAGTGGTTGCGCTTCTTTCTAAGTTCATCATCAGAGTTCCAATTGCGCCGGATGGCTAGGATTGTCATCGTAGACTTCTCGATGGTCACCACGTAAGGCAGTGCGATGCCTGTAGGCTCTCCGTCCTCGTCTTTATCTTCGTAACCCTCAAGGTCAATATCGACGTGCATCTCCAGCAACTTGTAGCGATCATCTTGCGAAGCACGAAAGCCCATCTTCTCGGCAATCTTCTTCTCTACTTCATCGAAGGTATCTTGTGGTTCGCCCAACTCTACGTCACGGTAGAAGCCTGCTACTTGAAGTTTTCTCAACTCGTTAGGGGTTTTGCGCATCACGTGCGTTACCCGTTCGGCAGTCTCAATGTTTGACGCGCCGTAAGGCACCACAATGTCTTCTGCTGGTACGAAGATAGAGGTTTGACGTGCAAGGCCGGGGTCGTAGTACACCTTCTTGAAGGCATTACCTGCCAGACCCAAGCCCCACAGCATGCGTTCTTGCTCAGGGCGATACTCCACCATCACATCAGTGAGTTGGTAGTTCATATCATCTTTGACGCGGATTGCAGCGTCACGCTTCTCGGTAGTCTCTTTGCCTATGATCTGCGTGCGCACCGGACCACTGGCTGGGAATGTTTCCATCATGGTCTCGGCTTGGAACTTAACCAACGCCTCAGACAACAGTGGGTGGTAGACACCACAGGCTCCGGGCCAAGGCTCCGTACGGTCTTCAACCTTCATACCGAGGAGTTCTAGGCCATCTACATAAGTTTGTATCCAGTCTTTGCGGCTAGAGATGTCCTCATCAAACTCACCAATTAAGTCACCCGCCAGTGTTGCCATCTGGTCGTCAGTAAGTTCTTCAGCAAGGTTTGCGTTGAAGTCTGTATCGTCGGCTTTACCCGGCTCCAACACGATCTCTAACCCACCGACTTCAATAGAGACACGCTCGGGGTCTTCGATCTCGATTTCAATATCTGGTTCCTGACCTTCCATGAGGCCAGTTAACCCGAGAGGGGCTTGGGAGAGTGCTTTGTCAATTGCCATAATGCGTCCTTTTAATAATACCCCTCGAACTTGCGTTTGAACATTCTTGGTTCATCTTCTTCATCCAAGGCTGTTCTGATGTAACCGCCTTTACGGAACCTCATTAACGCAAGAGATACAGAGTCAACATAGTCATCATGCTCGCCCGAGGGGAAACTGGCAACTTCATCAATGACTTCTTCCGCCCAACTTGTGTTGGGTGCCCAGACCCTACCGGAGGCAAACACGTCTGACACCGCATTCAATCTCGAAATCTTATCGTTACCTTTTACAGGCGTAAACTCCTGTACCGGTATGCCCATTGCTCGCATCTCGTATATCAATGGAGCGCCCGATGCTTTCTTTTCAATTATCACCGAATCTGGTTCCCAGTCTCTATATTGTTCAATAGCGACTCTTTTAAGTTCGGGAAACTCCATCCGATCACGGAAGGCATTAAGCAGGATGATGTTTGTATCGGTCTTGCCCGTCTCGGGGTTATCTTGGTAGAACACCCCCCATGTCGTACACGCCGAATAGTCCGAACGGTTGGTTTTCTCGAAGGCCGTATCCCATGACATCAAGGTAAAGTCACAGAAGGGCGGGTCTTCCTTCTCCCACATCTGCCACCACTCGCGCTTGACGATGGCAGAAGTCTCAGACGTGGGCTGCTGCATGTACTGCGCCATCCACTTGCTGTTGGGGAGTTCTTTTTTGAGGGCCTGTAACTCGTTTAGCGCCCAAAACTCAGGCCACAGCGGGTTCCCAGAGGGCAAAATAGCCGGAAAGTCGATGACTTCCCACTCTTCGCCACCCCGTTGGGCCTCTGCTTTGAGCACTTGACCCGTCAAGTCACGTTTTGACCACCGCGTCATCACAACCACGATGGCTCCGCCCGGTTGCAGACGCTGCCGTGGACCGGATGTGTACCACTCGTAGGTCTTGTCGTAGATTTCCGGGTTGGTTTCCGCCAGTGCGGCCTCTTGTTCTGAGTGTGGGTCGTCAATGATGAGCAGATCAGCGCCCTTACCGGTCACTGCACCGCCCACACCGATAGCGAAGTAGTCGCCACCCTTGTTTGTCGCCCAACGTCCCGCTGCTTTTGAGTCTGCTTGCAGCCCCACGCCGGGGAAAATCTTGGTGTAGACCTCTTGGTCCACCAAGTTTCTAACTTTACGCCCGAAGCCCACCGCCAACTCAGCCGTGTGGGAGGTCTGGATGACCTTTTTGTGGGGGTATTTACCGAGGAACCACGCTGGAAGGAGGTATGACGCGAACTCTGACTTAGTGTGCCGAGGTGGCATGTTGATGATAAGCCGCTTGCACTCACCATTAGCCACCCGCTCGAAGGCCGCAGCCATCTTGGCGTGGTGCCTACCACTGATAAATGTGGGCCAGACCTCTCGAACGAACGCTAGGAACCGAGTATGCGACAACTGGCGTGTCTTAAGTTCTTGGAGTTTTTCCAGTTCGGCGAGCAGTTTCTCCTGCTCCGGCACTGACAGCAGCGGCAGAATGTTAGGAATGTCCTTGAGGGAGACGTTCTCAAGTGCTTGCTGGGCTGTCGTCATCTGTTACCTCATCTGCACCATCCAACTCACCCATCAGCGCCGTGTCCTCTGGCTCCGGTTCTTCTGGCTCGGGCACATCAGCCACACCCAACACATCATCTAGGTCTGCGCCAATAGGCGTAATGTCAATAATGTCTGCATTAAGTAGACGCTTGACCCGCTCCTTGATCGCATGCTCCAAGTCTTCGGGGTTCTTGTAGTTGATCGTGATTTCAGACCGTTCGGTGAACAGCCCAATATCACTGTGTTTACCCAGTAACTCCAAGGCTTTTAACTCATAACGAGGGTCGCCGCAGTTGGCAATCTCCATGAGTTTGTTCGTAATGGCTGACCGCGCTTGGGCTGCATCCAAAGCGAGTTGTTGTCCGTAGGTTCGCAGGAATGCCGCTGCCGCAAAAGCCGTGTTTGGATTAGTCAAGGCTTTGGTCTTACGGTTTTTGATTGCCTGCTCAATGAGGGTTTTTTCTTGGCTTGCTGTGCGCTCATCTACTTCAAGCGGCGCACCGAGATCAACCTGTAGTTCTGCTGTGTTACCCGCAACTGCCATTTCTTCAGCGAAAGTAGGGGCGACCTCATCCTCCGTGTCAAACGGGATGGGGTGTTCGGCAGTGGGTTCTATGTTAACTACAGGCATG